GTAATATTATCATCTTCAATACAGTCTACAACTCTTAAGAGTTTCTTAATATCACCTATATTGAGGGATTGTTCCGTTTCAACATCTAAAGCACAGTTGTATTTACCTAATAAGATAATACTTGTATCAGGTTTATTACATAGTACATACAGGCCTTCTTTAGTGACCTTAATACATGCTACGTCTACAGCTTTACTGATAATGTTTAAAAAATTATCGGCAAAATCTTTTTTAGCCAGCTTGAGTTCCATTTGTTATCTTCGGTTTTTTTTTATTATTAGCGTCAACTAACATGTTAATTTTATCTGTTAACATATTAACCTTATTCTCTAATTTATCAATAGCGTTTATGATATCTTCATAACGAGCTTGTTTGTTTAAGTCGAACTCAAGTTGATTAGGATCAAAAAACGGTTGTTCAACCGGTTGTACTTGTTGTTGTACTATTGGTGGTGTAAAGAGTTGAGGTGCTGGTTGTTGAACAGCTTGAGGTGCAGGCTGAGGTATATATGGTTGTTGTACTGGTTGTGGNGGTCGTTGAGGTGTTTGAACTACTCCCATAGCCTTAGCAATACCTGAAGGCATTACTTTAGACATATCCACATCAGTAACCTTTAAGGAATCACCGATAGCATTCTTTTTAATGCCACCGATATCATTAGACACCATTTTACCAAGCATAGCAATAGCAATCATTTGCTCTTGCGTTAAGCCTTGAGTTTGAGCAGCTAATTGTTCAGCTTCAGCATCAGACATAGCAGGTGCAGCAGGTCTTTGTTGGACCTGCTGACGTGCTTGCATAATTTGCTGTCTTCTTTGTTCTTCAGTCATTTAGATTATAAGTCGTCAAGACCATCAAGAAGCGCTTTCACTTTGTCATCGCTTGCGTCTGTATCTTCTGATACAGCAGCTTTAACCGGTGCCTTAGCAACAGCTTTTACTGCTGTCTTAGGTGCTGGTGTATCATATGGAACATCATCTTCCTCTTCTACTGCAGGTGTTGCAACAGGAGCTGCTTCTTCACCGTAGTAATGAGTATCAATAAACGTTTGTAATTCAGNTGGTGTCTTGTGTTCTACAAAGGTATCGAGATCAAAGATACTATCATAAATGTTCTGAATCTTATCTTCATCTAAACCTTCAATAGCAGAAGGTGCTAAGAATTTAGAAGCTGTATAAGTTGGGTACTTAGGTGCACCTGGCTTATCAGATACTAATTCCGCTTTAATACGTAAGTTACAACCGCTTTCGCTNAAGTCGAAGATCTTTGCACCGAATTCGGTAGAATCATCACCACTAATAGCTGATTCAATGATCTTGTTTAATTGTTTACCGAAACGTAATACTTTAACAGTACCGTTGTTTTCTGGTGTTACAGGATCATTAACTACATAAACATTAACGTACCAGTTTTCTTTACGGCGTAGATTAGCTTTAGCACGTTCTTGTTCTTCTGGTGTACCACTACGTAGTACTTTAAAGTATAGTTCACTGATAGGGCAACGTTCACCCCAAGTAGAAGGAGATGTTACACTAACATATTGACCGGTTGCGATACTGTTCCAACCGTGATGAAAGTAATGTAGGAATGTTTCACCTGGATTTTTGATATTAGGTAGTAAACGTACTACATAATTACCTGGTTTAGCAATAGAAAAGATATTCTTGTAATTGCCACCGGTTTGTTTGGTTTTGGCAGACTCAAGAGCATTCTTGATACTGTCAAACATATTTGCGTTAAACGTAGGTTTCATAGTCGTATTGTGATTTTAGTTTATATTTTAGTTTTATCAATAGTATTTGTAGTTTTTATTATTAATTTGAGACCTTCGTCGATAAGGTTCTTTGCTTTAGTGGATGTATTCAATCTCATTTTGTATTTCGAAATGTTATTGGCTACGTCTTTCAAGTAAAGTTCTTTATCTTGAGGGTTAAGAGAGTTTAGCTGAGTTTCAAAGAAAGGCAACTTAATTAACACATATATGTTGATTAGTTTGTTGTTGTAGTCGTTAAACGACTTGTATGTATATCCTTCTTTAGTTTTACAGTACTGATTAAATGTAATCTTTTGTTCTAAGCACGTTGTAGCAATATGCTTTAAAGATTTCTTAATATTAGCGATTTGATCCGGTGTGTCAGGTAGTTCTTCTGACTTCTGCTTTAAGACTGTAGTGTATATTGCAATAGCTTTCTGGGTAGTATAAAAATTAAGAGGGAAATGCTCTTCATCTTTATAAGCAATATACGGAGCTTTAAAGAATTCTTTAGGATCTATTTGTGGGAATTTCTTAAAAAACAATTCCAATCTCTTGCAAATAAACCCATCTGGTGTTTTATCAAACCCTTCAAAATCTTGCCGTGCCTTCCAGGGCTTATTCAAAGAGCCACGGGAAATGCTTAGGTATGTGTTATAAATTTGCGGAACGTTCATTAGTACTACGATTGTAGTACCTCTTTCACAACTTTGCTACGGCAAAGGTTAGAATTATACCGTAAAAATAGCATTATTGCTTCTTTTTCATTCTCTACTTGAATCATCCGCATGTATATCTTTTTGTAAATCTTGTTCTTAACAATTAACGAAAAGACTGTTACATTATTAAGTTTTTTATTATGAATGATAGAACAAAACGAACTGAATTTCAATAGCTCTGTTTCAATTTCGTCCTCAATAAGCACATCAAGTGGATTGCTAAGCACTGCTTGTTCTAATGCACCTATTACACCGGACATATTATTTTACAATGGGGGTTAATTGTTTAACAAATTCCATGAAAGTATCAGTAATTTTACCTCCAGCTGCATACTCATGGCCACCACCTTCGCACAACTTGTTAGCAAGTTTTGACATATCTACATTACATCCTTTTTTCTTTCTAAAAGATACATGCTGATTGTTAGTGTTAACGAAAAACACAACATCTGAATCATGCTTTTTAATTAAAAAGTCACACACGTCATTAACGTACTTGGTGCCTGTTGTACCAGTAATCTTTACGTCTTGTTTACTGATACTAACGTTACCTGAAAATACTTGTAGAGCTTTAATAGCTGCATCTCTTCCGGTAATGTATTCTTTAATTATATTAAGCTCTTGTTTATTGAAACCATTATAACCATTGTAAAAACGTTCAACAAATTTATCTGTACGAGTCTTATCTAAAGTCTTTTGTGTATTTGTTAATAAGCAATTTAAGTTATAAGAGTCGTCCAACTTAAATTGATAACTGTCGTAATCATCTGCTAATGCTATTAGTAGTTTTTGTTCTGCAGTTAATACCTTTTCAAACCCAGGTATCAATGTCTTAAAGTGTTTATAGATTTGCTTAGCACAAGACGTAAACTCAATAACGTTTAATTTAGCGTTCTTGTATGCACCTTTCTCTATAGCCTGTACATGAGTAAGATGATGATCTATAATAGTAACATTTGGTTTGTCAATTAAGTCAGCACAATTGCTTGTGTCGAGGTCTAAAAAATATACCTCATCATAATTGCTAAAATTATCTTCCTCTAACCACCTTAACAACTCTCTTCTTAAGTTACTGATAGTAGTAGCTTTGTATTTTAAATCGCCAATTTTAGCATTAAGTCCCCAGTGTAGTGCCAATAAGCTTGTGGAGCCATCTAAATCGATGTCTGTAAAAACGTATATNTTCTTGGCACTCATAAGACTTATTTAACTTACTTGCCTATTTTTTCAAGTCTTCTTTCCAAACTTGTCATTTCATCGGCATCACTATCGTTATTGGCAAGGCCGATATAGTCTTTTTCTTCTGAAAGTGATAATGTATTATAATCAATTCTCATTGCTGTTGCTCCATGTTTAGGTCCAACACGATTCTTAATACCACCGACTTTAATAATGCCAAGCTCTTGATCCCCTTCATCTTGATGAATAGACCAAACAACGTCTGCAGTAAACGCAACACCTAAAGATTCACTTACGGTATCCAGGCTTGGTTTCTCCATACCTTCACGGTTAGTTTGAATAGCACTCACTATAGGTATACTAAAGAAGTAAGAAAGAGCTCTTAAGTCTTCTGCTGTAGATTTGCCTTGCTCGTAAGAGTTATCACCGCTACTCGCCTTTATCAGTCCAAGATAGTCTATCACCAGTATATCCGGTTTTATCCCACTCTTTACTAAAGACTCAAGATAGGCTCTAATACCACCTATAGTAATGGATTTCGGTGGGAATTCTTTAATAATTAACTTTTGTTTACGTTGTTCAGATACCTCTTGAAAGTAGCTTTCTAAAGGTTTAATCTGTTGCTGGATATCTTTAATAGGTATTTTTGATAGATGTGAACTAATACGTTTAGCATACATCATTTCAGGCATTTCAAGAGAAATAAGAACAGTAGTTAACCCACGTTCAGCCATATTAGAAGCAATATTACCTAAGAAGATAGACTTACCGACGTTAGTAGGTCC